GATTGGAACAGTGGAACTTCTCTGTGGACCCAGGTGGGCCAAGATATCGACGGCGAGGCTGCTGACGACCAGTTCGGGCACTCGGTATCTATGTCCTCGGACGGCATGCGCGTGGCGATCGGTGCTATCCTCAACGACAGCAGCAACGGCTCCAACTCCGGCCACGTGCGGGTGTATGATTGGAACAGTGGAACTTCTCTGTGGACCCAGGTGGGCCAAGATATCATCGGCGAGGCTGCGGGCGACGAATTCGGGTGGTCGGTATCTATGTCCTCGGACGGTACACGCGTGGCGATCGGCGCTCGCAAAAACAACGGCACCGCCGGCCACGTGCGGGTGTTCACTCTCGCCGTCTTCGCCGACGGATCGGGTGCATGGTCCCAGGTGGGCCAAGATATCGACGGCGAGGCTGCGAGCGACCAGTCCGGGTACTCGGTATCTATGTCCTCGGACGGCACGCGCGTGGCGATCGGCGCTCGCAGAAACGACGGCACCGGGTCCAATGCCGGTCATGTGCGTGTGTACTCCGAGAGCAGTGGGTTATGGTCCCAGGTGGGCTCAGACATCGACGGCGAGGCCGCGGGGGACAACTCCGGGTACTCGGTATCTATGTCCTCGGACGGCATGCGCGTGGCGATCGGCGCTCCTTTTAACGACGGCACCGGCTCTGACGCCGGCCACGTGCGTGTGTATGATTGGAACAGTGGGACTTCTGTCTGGACCTATCAGGGCCAAGATATCGACGGCGAGGCTGCGGGCGACGAATCCGGGTGGTCGGTATCTATGTCCTCGGACGGTACACGCGTGGCGATCGGCGCTTATAGTAACGACGCCAACGGCTCTTACTCCGGCCACACACGGGTGTACTCACTCGGCGCATTCCTGGGCACTCCGGGAGGCAGTGAAGACCGTCTACTTAACACAACATCATCTGATCGGGCATTTTCGACAGCGATCGTTGGTACGGGTAACGTATTAAAACGTTCCGATTATAGGTTAATAAAAAATATACGTTTAGATTTTAACGGTAAAAATATATTTGATTACTCGGGTACATATTTAGCGTATGGTCAGTCTTTGAAGTATCACACAGGATGCCCAGACCCCGCAAACGAATTTTATATGTATTCCTTTGCACTTGATCCGGAAAAGTATTATCCCACCGGACAAGTAAATATGAGTCGCATTATACACAAAAAAATAGATATAGAATTAGACGAAGTATCGACGACTAGAGATATTAAAGTCAAAGTTTATGCTCTAAGTTACAACATCCTTCGCATTCAGGGAGGATTAGCGGGTTTAAAATTTTAACTGGTTATAATAGAAATGGCTGGCAGAGTACAATTAGCCACGACGGGTAATCAGGATGATTACTTTACGGTTAACCCCGAGTATACACATTTCATAGACAAATTTAAAAAACACACGAATTTTGCTATGTACGATGTAAAAGCTAAATTAGAAGGTGAAATTGATTACGGTAAAACCTTACGTTGTACCATAGATAACGACTCCGGAGATTTACTTAAAGGTGTACGGTTGCATATCGAGCTTTCTGAACTATTACACGGTGGTACATATAGGAAATATACAGAGTCTATTGGACACGCTATCATAGAATACGTAGATATATTCATAGGCGGACAGCGTATTCAACGTGTACATCGCGATTGGTTACAAATATATTCCGAACATTACATAACACAGACAAAACAAACGAATCTCGATAAACTGATAGGTAAGTGTCCAAATGAAGTATCCGGATCCCCTGTATCTACCCATGTAGACGGATATCTTGATAATGCTACCACACCACGAACATTTATAGTAGATATTCCATTTTTCTTTCACGATAACCCACAACTTGCACTTCCATTATGTACATTAAAAGTACACGAAATCGATATAGAAATTAAACTAAGTGAAAAGGATAGGTGTTTGCACAATTGGGTTGGAATTACAGATAATTCTGGTAGTCCAGACAATACAACATTCACCGTCACCGTTGATACTACAAATGGTAACAAGTACGCGATCGATAACAACGTTCAATCTACACTAACACTGGTAAGAGGTAATACGTATAACTTTAGTTATCCAACGGGGGATGGAACACACCCCTTCAGATTATCTACTAAACTCGAAGGTGGAAGACCACCGGTCATAGATAGTAACTCTATATTAGGAGGACTAACTTTACCATCTCAGGGCGGCGGAGTTACACAAAGCTCAGAAACTCTTCTTGTTTATACGGTTCCAGATGATGCACCTGATACAATATACTATATATGTAAATCCCACACTGGAATGGGGAGTACGATAAAAATTATAGAACCGTATTTCGATCCATCTAAGGCGACAATTAAAGACGTTTCTTTATACACCGAATTAGTTCAACTCAATTCCCCGGAACGCGAAAAATATGAAAAACGTGATATTGATTTTGTTATCACACAAACACAGCGTAATACGTTTCAAATTCCAGTAGATTCAGCCGTTGGAACGAAAGAGCATACGTTTAAGCTAGAGCTTGTAAATCCAGTCAAGGAACTATTTTTTATCGTTGCACGGAATGGGCTTAAATATAGTGTCTTTGATTACGATCACGGAGATTTGATTTACCCCCCAAATACGGGTACGTATATAAATTACGAAAATCTCGTTAGTATGGAAATGGATTTAGATAAGGAAACTGCTTTAGATAAGGTTTCGGGTAGTCTCATAAATCTACGAGCAGTTCAGAGTGGTATACACCACACCAGAACGCAGTTATTTAGAAGGTTTTATTCATATAGTTTTGCACTTGAACCCGAACGATGGTATCCAACGGGTCAAAGAAATTTTAGCGCAATAAAAGAACAATATATTACCGCAACTTTAAATAATAATGTTAACGAAAAAAGAGAGCTTAGAGTTTACGCTCTAAGTTATAACATATTAAGAATCAAAGATGGAGGAGCACGACTTATCTTCCAAAATGGTTCTATCGGCGATTGAAATTATTACACCGGTAGTGGAACAGGCTGTCGTTTTATCGGGTCAATATGCGAAAGCGTGTGGTAGAAATACAATTCTATCCGAGGATATGGAATATTGCTTGAAATATTGTGCGATGAATACAGTTGGAGAACGCATCGGATCATGGTTTCCCGAAATTTACGATGAAGAGGAATCAGATGAAGAAGAATTGGAGATAGTGGCGGAAGAAGATGCACCCGACTTTGAACCCTATTCAGGAACAGAAGAACTCTACATGGAAATAAATAACGCACGTGACGCATGGGAGAGTTGGAAACCCACCAATCCGTCAGAAGAGATGATAAAAAATGCAATCGATAGTAATGGAAACCTCTCCTCCGGAGGGATGGACAACTTCTAATTATAAAACATTTAACTCCGACGGTCAAGATTCGGAATCTGACAGTGATGATGATGAAAGTGATACTGACTCAGAAAAGAGTACCGTCAGGGGGTATAAAAAAGAAAAATACCAGAAAATATTGGTCGAAGAGGAGTTGTTACCAGAATAAAATCTCTTTATATATTATACAATGTCTGCCGATATCGCCACCGATACTCTTGTTGCCATATCCCGTGAGCTCGAAACTCAATCTCTTAACTCCGTCGTCGCCGGTTTCTCTTTTGCCGCGGCTCTATCTTGGATGGATCTCGTTCGCTGGACTATTCACCAGGTCGTCAAGGTTCAGAAGAACGGTGGTATGAACTATGCGCTCACTGCGCTCTTTACCACTCTTCTCTCGGTGGTCGTCTACATGGTGATCTCTCGCATCTCCCAGAAGGTCAAAAAGCCTGGTGCCCCCGTTTACGCGGTTACCCGCTAATTTTCGGAATTTTGGGTCTAGTAAATAACATAAACACAATACCCGTAGCAATTATCATGGATATGTATAATAACGCATTCCATCTATTCGGATCCTCTAATTCAGGGACGCGCATAGGTGGTGGTAGTGAAAAATCCTTCTTCACGTTTGGAATCGTTTTAAGTTTATCTATGATTCCATGTATAGACAGTTTCAGTACGTGATTCGCGTTTCTAAAATCATACGGTATTAATCTATTATTACTACTGTAGTAAAACTGTATTCGCAACTTCGATATATTTTGTGCTCCAGTATCGAAATTGTGTTCCACTGCATCATCTACACCCGAGTAATTAATGACGTCTCCACATGTGAGTATTCTACCGGTATAAAACGGTGTATCAGAATATACCGTCTTATTCAATTCTTCTGCACCGCTACTTATTTTCAGTATGAGTGCATCTGGACCCTGAAGATTTATACTTCCAGTCGTGAGAGTGTTATTCACCGACGCTACGTTACTTGCAGGAAGTCCCAAAATATCATGCGGTGTCGTTAATCCTTCTGAACCGGTATCAAACCCGTTATCTCCACCGTAAAACTCAAATGTAAATGCACCCGTACCCCCAAATGTTAACTCATTCTTACTCTTATCATAAGTCGCACTTGAAATAGGTAG